TCAGCCTTTAGCTGGAACCAGCAGAGCCGTAAACACCCCGCCAATCCGAGAAGCCAAAGCTGTACCGCTCACGAGCCTTGAACCGCAAGTTGCCTGTATCGAAATCAGGCTCCATCTTGGTTGCAAGAGGTGAACGAACAAACATCTTGGTGCCATTAGGAACATCGGTCAAGATGAAGTAGGCATTAGTATCGGTAAAGCGCCGATTTACATAATACCCCTTGGGAATTAGACCCATGTTATTCAAAGCATTGATGTCATTATCGTCACCGCCCGTTTTACCTGGAGAATTTAGAATCCTCTCAGCGGTAAACTGGTTGGTTGGATCAATATGCAGAGATACTGCACCCGCACCAATCAAGATTCCGCGATCATCTTTGGCCTTTTGGACCTGAATGAGAGCAGTCTCTAGGTTGGTTTCTGACAAATCAGAGGCACCCAGGAGATTATCCTGATCACCATCCGATATGGTTGGATGCGAATCACTACACATGGCAGCACCATCGCCGCCAGGGAAGCTAGTTGAGAAGCCATTGTTGAAGATATTGGCACCCTTGGTCTGCTTAGTATTTGCCATCGCACGGGCCAAAGACCTAGTACGAATCTTAGCAAAGGTGTCATAAAGATTATCTTCAAAAGCCTCTTCGGTTATGGCATAAGCCAATGCAACCGTCTCGTGCGTATAACGAGCAGTGTAGTTCTCTTTAGCTGTGTCATACTGAACTGCCGCACCTTCACTCTTGGTGGGAGCAGTAGCAAAACCAGCCATGAGAACCTCTTCCTCAAAAGCACGATCCGAATTTTCAGTCTCAAATAAGACATCGGTTTCATTATCTACCGAGCCATACTCAAGGCCAAAGATTGCATTTAGGCCAGGAAGTAGTTGTTTCGCAATATCTGCGCGATTAATAGCCATGATTCACTCTCCCTATGCCACACATACGAGAGCGCGATTATCGATATGCTGGACAATTCGCACTTCCAACTCAGGGAACGCCCGGTCAGCATCAGTTTCATTATCTGGTGCATTCCAGTACCTGATGGGACGAATTTCTGCAGTTGCAGAAGTAGCGGAAGCAGCCTTTAGACCGAAACCGCTTTGACCCGTCTCATCGGAACCAGTACCGAGAGTTACATTATAGTTGAAAGAGTTCATTGCACCAGACGTTACCGAAGCATCGGCTTGTATGATGAATGTTGAACGAGAGTCGTCGTCTACGAATGCGAAGACCTTACTATCATCGCTGCTAACACCACTGGGATAATACTTAGACCAGATTGGTTGCTTTGATGTAGGATCGACGTAGCGACAACCCATAAAAACACCTACCGCAAAATCAGTTATAGCTGCTATTGGGCAGATGGTGCCAGCCGTCACCTTTACGAGATCGCCTTGGTAGATGGAGCCACTCCGAGCATTAGCGATGGGGTATTCATTAAACCCCGTCGAATTAGCACCAGCACCACGAACTCGCGAAGGATGAAAGCCAGATAGCTTTTTTGAGCTAGACATACTGTCACCTCCAAAGTTTAGGAAGACTACGAATCAAACTGTGGTCTCCCTGTGGTTATCCGAGAGCGTGATTGGTTCGATATAGGCAGTCTAGAATCGCTGCTTGCCATCAGTTGATGATTAACAGCATCCTCTTGCTCTTGCGTTCTATCTCTAAAGTATTGCGCACGAGCTTCAACCTTTTGGGCTGAACACTGCATTAAAACCAAGTCACCTCTTACAATACAATCAGAAAAACGATCATCTGGTAGTGCTGTCACTGCAGCAGTTGCAAGCTCTTGGCATTCCTCAGACTTAACTGGGGTCCATCCGAATTCCTCTTTCTTACGCAAGTTCATCCAATCACTTTGACCTTTGATCATGTGACGAACCCACATAAGGGCTTTACCCTCGTCAAGAAATCTTTCCTTGACTTCAGTGGGAATTTTAAGGGGATTATAATCCTCCTCATATAGCGGTCGCTCTTGCACTTGCCGTGTTCTTCCTGTCATCGTTTCCTCCACGCTATCCAATTAGTGTGTATTCATCGCCGCTAGCCATCTTGGCTTTTTCCGCAGCGTATCTATCAAGTGGTATACCAAGCTTTTTGGCTGTAGCTGCTTCACGTTGACTCAGCTTAACCTTCTGGCCAGTTGCAGGTGTGCGTGATTGCCCTGCGACAACTTGAGCGGCTTGTGACGATGCCGAATCGAACTTGTGGGGAAACTCAGTGCGAATACGCTTATTCACTTCCCCGTAATATTTTTCTGGCGACTCTACCGGATCGATACCTTCTTCGCGTATCTCCCCATCGATGGCATATGCCGCCGCTGTCATAACTTTATCTTGACCAAACCACTTATTATCCTCGGCCCATTCTTCAGCCCGTGGGTCTGGTTTCTGCACCTGTTGTCTTGGCGCTTGTGGTGGTGGTGCTGAAGCTTCCTGCTCTAAGTAGGCTTTACGCACCTTCAATAATTTTAAGTCGGTAGAAGCGTCATTCATAGCTTCTTGCGCTTCAATTATAGCTGATTTATCTCCAGCTTCAAAGGCATCGGAAAAACTTTTCTTGGCCAGTTTTACTTTATCACCAAGAAGTTGCTCATCAGAATTTAGATTGGCTGTTTCAGCACTTTTATTATGATGCATTAGATTGCCAACTTGATTGCGCAAAGCATCTGCTTCTGATGCCATCTGGGTTGCTGCTTCCCGAGCCTCATTGCGTTGCCGAACAAGTTGTCTAATACGTTTTTGAGCGCCTGAGTCCTCTTTTTTAGGAGCTTCACTATCAGGCTCAACTTCAAAATTTGTTTCTTCAGTAGCTTCTGCTTCTACTGTAACATCGTCAGTCATTATACTCTCCGTGGTTGCGAGTCCAAACGATTACGCTAAAATCAACTTACATTACATATTGACAGTATCCAAAGAGTTATTAAAACACAAAAGTTTATTGAGGTTCTGTGGGCCACACATCCGGCCACAAACTTATATCGACAGTCGCCGGAAGATTCCGCAGAGATTGTCTATGAGTAGCCCATTCCGCTTTCTTAGCATCAGTTAAAGGAACAGGATAATCAGGTGCCTGTGTCCAATCTGAGGCTACAAGTTTTTGATTTCTTTCTTCCCGCAAATTAGCCATATGACTTTCATCACGGCCAGCTATTTCCTGTGCGGTCATATCCCTCACACGATGTATCAAAAGTACTCTGTCTTCCTCAATAGTAACTACGTCTGTGTCAAAAGTCTGATTAGCATCAGGGGTAACATTTGTTTCCACCAACGGTAACCAGCCAAGAGTTTTGAGATATTCATCATCACCCGTTGACAAATGCAAACCGGACACATTACCCCAGCTTTTGGGTAAGGAACCCATATAGTCTACGCTGCCATCTTCAACGTGTGCATATAACATTTTTATTACTCCTATGCTGCCAGTAAATCGTTACAGCTATATTTATTAGCTTCCCATAAATCGTCTACTGGGTAGAAAGGATGATTTTCCCACAAATGATACGACAAAGGAACTAAAGGTCCAAATAATCCAACTTCTGTATTCCATAATTTATTGAATGTACAACGCTCCTCAAGATAAGGCCAGTATCTAGCTATCTCGTTGAATGGTTGCCAATAATTTTGCAAGATGCCTTTCTCCAGTAAGAAAGTAACGCCTGTGTGGCCTACGGTTCTCCATGGACGATCCGTACCTCCGACAATCATACCGGCAGAACCATCGCCTCTAGCATTATTAGGCAAATCCCTACGATCTTCTGGTTCGTCTACATAATTGGAAGGACAATCGACGAGCGTCATAGCCATAAAAGGAAGAGGGCAACGAGGTCTAAACTTTTCCCATGTCTCTAAGGCTACTGCTAGGGCATCTGGATAATGTAAATAATCGTCCTCGATTACATAAACTAAATCAGCAGTACTTTCCTTTGCTAATGTAAGAGCATCTAACATGCTGTCATTATTACCTGTGCCGTTTAGCGTTTGAATTGTTACGTTTTTCCTAAGAAAAGATGTCTCGTCATGCAGAAATTGTACTGTTTCATCAGTAGAATGATCGTCCAGTATAATTAATCTAGGTTGTTTTGGCAGTGTTTTGATGGCCGTGCAAAGTGAACGAACACATCGCCAAACAATATCCTTCTTAGGTTTGTCAAACCTTCTAGGATGTACACTATCCCCATCATAAGTTCTAAGTATAATTTCAAGCTGCTTCACGAAGTACTACCACTTCGGCTAATTGTTTAAACGGTGCCATCCAATCTTCGGGATCAGTTTGTCGCAATAATGTAACACTATTATAGTACGGAGTAGTCATGCCGGGTAAAGTCCATAAATAATAAGGCACTGCAGGAACGATTATCATTGTTGGTATTCCCATAGCCCCAGCAAGATGAGCAATAGCAGTACAGGAAGTTACAACCATCTCACAACTAGATATTGCTGCTGCAGTTGCCGTCCACGTTGATAAATCTACTTTCTCTACCCAATCTGGGCAATATTCTTCTCCCTCATCCCTTTGTAAATTAATACAATAAGCTCTGTTTTTCATAACATTAAATAATAATTCATGGGGAAACAGGCGCTTAGTTTGATGCTCATAAGCAGGTAAACCACTCCACCGCAAGCCAATACGATGCGGCACTACATCTGCTGACACAGGAATATAGGGAGAGCCATCAATGTCTGCCGAACTTTGGTAGCCAAGTTGAATAGGTGCGGACATAGCAGGCAGATAGAAATCATGTAACACACCACAAGCCGCTTCATGCTGTATTACAATATCCACCCCTTCAGCATAGCGTAGTATTTCCGCTAAAGCCTGTTGGCATGAAACAATTACCGTGCAGCCTAGTTTCTTGAGATCACGAGCGTATCTAACTTGATGTATTTGATCCCCTAGACCGCGTTCTAAACGTAACAGAACGGTTGCATTTTCTTCTCCATCCCAAAGAGGCATAGTCGAACCACAGTGAGGATCGCCCCATACAAGAGTTTCTCTTC